CAGCTAATATTTCTTGATGTCTTTTCTTTTTGGATACTGGTAGAATAGCATCACTTTTCTTCTTGTAGTGTTTTGGTAGTTTCCTCTTTTTTAAAGGTAATCCAGCAGCTTGTCTTATTTCATTTGTTTTTTCTATACTTCTTCTACCCATTTTATCTCCAAAGAGGAATTTCTTATTCTTTACTAATGTCTCCACATTATGGAGACCTTAATTACTAAGGGAAGTTACTTGAACCCTAGAGAAAGTAACTTCACACGCTTTGAACCTACTTTATGTAGAATCATTCTAGACTCAAAGCTTATTATCTACATCTATACTAATATTATATCATACTTTTTGGTAAAAGTCAAGTGATATTGTGTACTAATCCCTATTTTCCCTCTAATATAATTATGTAGTATCTATTAATAACACAGTACAAGTTCAAAAGCAACCCCCCCTTACTATTATAAGAGTATATTAGAGCTAAAATAGCTAAAAGAAAAACTATGATGTGGTACTACTAGTAACTAATTATATCCCAAAAGATGGAGTATACTACCTATACCATTAAAGAACTAAACCTTTGTTCTAATTATATTTCTAGCTGTGATTAATGCACCAAAAGTGTACATCCTTTTGGCTACAATCTGAAAGATTAATTCGTATGTCGTCCTTACCTAACAGATTCTAACAAGTACATGAGGCTTTGTACAATTGACGATGAAACATGTGCAATTGCTACAGCCGAAGATAGAAGTCCATTAGGGTGGACACCTGACACACCCTTAGATTACAACCATACGGTGTGGAAGATACACTGTGAATATGGGTCTACCAAATACAACACATGGTAGACACTCCATATACGTTTAGAGGGAAGCTGTATCATTTACACGACAACTCCTACACACGATAGACCATGTGCTACGAGTTTCGGAAATGACTACGCTAATCACAACTGATTCTGTCCACGAGCACTCCATGTTAAGTATGTAGTAATCTCTCATAGCTTCCAAGCAAGCTTGGAACCTGCTATTCGGAACTATGCATTTCATAATGTTACCAAGCTATTAAATCGGTTCCCTGTCTAAACCCATGTCAGGAAACCTTCATAGCTTGTCTCGTTGTCGTAGCTTCCCATTAAAAGCTATGGGAACCTGCTACTCTACAGAACTCAAGTCATGACTCCTCTAAATCATGGCGTTAAGTGGTAGGTTATATATATATAGACACGCTTTGGACCAGAGGATTTAGGTGCAATGGTTAGATGACAAGGACGGTCATCAAAAGCAAAGGCACCATTGACCTAGAACAGAGTTCTTTATTGTAGTAAATTAGCTTATCACAATTCCATCGAATCATTAAAAACGAATGATTAGATACGCCTGCTGAAGGCATAACTCCACTGCCTTCCTCAGGCTATGTCATTGTAATGAAGTAAGTGACAAAAATAAAGAACCCTGTGGTAAGTTGTTCTGTCCAAATCATCTCTATATACATATAACAAAAGAAGATGGCTAAAGGCAAATTCAAAAACTTAAAAAGGAATTACATTATGTTACAACTAATGAAACATGACGAACACGTAAAAATATTCATTTATTACCGAGAGACTTGTTTAACATTTACACTAATCGATGAAAGGTGTCATTGCAGAATTTGTCAAAAGGAGAAAGATAATGTTATTTAATCAACATGTAATAGATAGCTTAAATGTAATGTGTGATGAGCGAATAAAAAATTTACCCTTAGATAGCCCACATGATGACTATATTTATTATAGTTTCCAAGATTTAATTAATAAAGAAAAATCGGAGGTAGCATAATGTGCAAAAGAAAATTAGAAACCTATAATGAAATGATAGATAGACTGGAGAGACGGTCATGGCTTTTAATAGGAATCGCAATAATACTACCTTTTGTACCTTTAGTATTAATAAGTTTATTAGAATTCTAAGCAGTGTGTTAGAATGTAGTAAGGTTAAGTAAAGTGTCCTTTAACACTTTACATTTTATGGAGTTATAATTATGAGTAACAAAAACTGTGTTAAATCGCAAGACGTTATAGACCAAGAAGTTTCAATTAAAAATAGAGACGCTTTAATAGTTCAAAAAGTCTCTGAGGCTGTAGCGAGTTTCTCGCATGAGCCTTCAGCTTGGCAGATAGATAATCATAAAGAGGGTCTGACTTCGTTAGGTTCTGTACTAACTAGTATGATTTCTGGTCTTGAGTATTCAATCAAGCAATCCAATAGTTACCTAAGAGGTTCTCTGAATGACAAATTAAAAGAGCAGATATCGGCTCCTGCCTCTACTGGTCCTACTGATTATAAACAAGTCTATCTCGACATTCAAAAAAATGTTGAGGATAGTGTAGAGGCTAGAGAGATAATGAAGTCTGCTCTCTGTCGTGTTTATAAACAGCTACTTGATATAGAATATGTAGCCTATGTTCCTAAGTCATCTGGCTTTACTAAAGATGGTGCTAAGATGGCTGATATAACTGCTGAAAATTCTGAGCTACTTGCAAGTATCAACAAGTATGATTCAAAATTTATGGTAGACACACCATTAGGCAAGGAACTAGTTAATTCTCAGTCGGTCATAACTAAAAATGATTTGACTGATAGAATCAGCAGAGCTACTAAGGCTGATGACTTTAAGCTAGCTTTCCAACTAACTAATGAGCTTAATAAGTTAGTTTAAAGCTGTTGCTATTAAAACTGGGAATCACTGAGAAATCGGTGGTTCCTATTTTTATGGCAAAAAACAAAGATCTTTGAATCATATGCTTTTTATAAACGCATTTAATATTAGATCTTTAGGATAACCCTCTAAAGAATTAATATTAAATATAAAAAGATTAAATGCTTAAAAAGAAACAGACTGTGGTAAAATGTAATTATATAACAGAAATAAAAGAAAGGCGTATGAGTAATTCCTGAGACACCATACCATCATACGAGTCGTCATAGTGTAATTTTTTAATTATTTAGGAGTATAATCATGTGTAAAGAAACATTAAATGCTTTAGGTATACCAGCTCTACATCAAGAATTTGCATGGGATTTCTATAAATTATATGGACAGTTTCCAACTAATAACCATGTACATTTAACTAGAGATGAGTTAATAAAAACTATTATTGTACAAAAAGATTTAAGAAAAAGTCTTAGGAGATATGGTTAATACACTACCATTTCAAAGTGTATACAAGTAGGAGAATAACTATGTTAGTAAAGAAAATTACTAATAATTTGTTTGATGTATTTTGGAAAGATGGTTGGGAGAATTGTGTTCGTATTAAGAAAAATGAAATTGATTTTAGAATAGTACGAGCGTATAAGAAACCACCCAGAGTTGTCTTAGAATATATTAAGGAGAAATTAATATGAAAGTTATTAATACGCAAGCTTTCTGTAAACAATATCCTATTGGAACAACGGAAGCTTTTATAATACCAGGATATAAAAGATGGATAACAGATACATTATATGTTATTCAATCTCGTCATAAAATGATAAACTATAGTGCTCATCATGTACCAATGGATTTTATAGGACCAAGACAAAGTTATTGGTACAAACCTGCCTATAAGCTAATGTCTACAGAACTTGGTACAGAACAAGCTTTAGTTGTATGGGATAAAGATGGCTTATATAATCATAGTAGTAATAGAATTAGAAAGTGTCTTCAATATGCTAAAGAACTACATGCAGAAAATCAAGTAATGTATAGTAGAAAAAATGGTATGTATATGATAGATGCAATCTATTATAAAGTTAATCCTTTTAATTACTATTACCAAGATGGGCGTACTAAAAGTGGTTTAAAAGCTCATCTTCGTCAAAGACTTAAAGGTTGGGCTGCTAACAGTTATGTAACTAGAGAAGCATTATATAAATTTTCTGATTTATTTTTAATAACTGATACTAATATGAATATAGCTGAGACTATTAATGAACAACTTGGTAATGATTATATTATTAAATGTCATTTAACACAAGAGTTAGTCCAAAAAATAGCTTCAAAACTTATAAATTTATCTGGTCTGAACAGAAGAGTTAGTCGTTTTTGTACTGATGCATATTTAACATCTAAAGGATATTCTTATAACTCAAGTGTAAATATGTGGATACTAGAAAATGAAATTATAGTTGATGGTCAGTGTTACAACAGAGAGAATCTAGTGCTTGACTTCTGTCTTGAATGTGGTAGAGAATGTCCTGTAGACCATTTAACTGCCCTTGATTTATGTGTAAATTGTGCTGGTATGGATTATGATATACAAAACTATTCATTTAAAGTAGAAGATGAACTAGGATTTGCAGATAAGTCAGCACTAGAAACTAATATACCTTACCTTGGTATAGAAATAGAATACCAAGTAGAGAATAGACAAGCAGGTAGATTCTATGTAGGTAATAAAATGTTAGGTCATGCTCTTATGAAAGATGATGGTTCTATAAGCAATGGCTTTGAAATAGTATCAAGACCTGCTATGTATCATCAACATATGAAAGTTTATGAATCATTCTTAGATGATTTACCTGATTATATACATCCACATAAATCTTGTGGTATGCATGTACATATTAGTCGTAAAGCTTTTACATCAATGGGAGCAGGTAAACTTACAGAGTTTATTAATCGACAAGACAATAAAAACTTTATGACACTAGTAGCAGGACGAGGGTCTACTAATTATCAGAAACCTGATAGTCATTATAACATTACTAAACCTCATAATGTAGATAAAGGAGGATATGCTAACAGATATAACTTTGTTAATCTTAATAACAAAGAAACCATAGAACTAAGAATATTTTCTAGTCCTAAAAATACTAAGGAGTTTAGAATTAAAATGCAATTCGTAAATGCAATGATAAGTTATTGCCAACCAGCAGTTCTCTCTGGTACTATTAGAGAACAAACACACTATAAATCTTTCATGTCTTGGCTAGACAAAAGAAAGAAAGAGTTTAAAGAATTACATACTCATATAAAGGAGAGTTCATTATGTGCATAGCAATATATAAACCACAAGGAATTAAAATTAGTAAGGCAAGTTTAGAAAGATGTTTCAATGCTAACCCAGATGGTGCAGGCTTTATGTTTGCAGAAAACAAAAAGCTACATACTCATAAAGGTTTCTTTACATTCAAAGAATTTTATGATAATTATAAACAACATCAAATGAAACAAGCATTGGTTCATTTCCGTATCAAGACACATGGTAAGACTGACAAAGAAAACTGTCATCCTTTCTTAGTTAATGAGGGTCTTGGTTTTATACACAATGGTATCATATCAGGTTATGGTGATGATAAACTATCAGACACTATACAATTCAATGACGCTATACTTAAAAAGATAGTAGCTAAACATGGTAACATGGCATTGTTTGATGACCCTACTCAAGAACTTATTGAGAATGTTATTGGATATAGTAAGCTAGTCTTTCTTGACAGACATGGTGAGTTTAATATCATGAATGAAGATAAAGGTCATTGGTATAACAAAGTATGGTATAGTAATAATAGCTACAAGAAACCTGAACCAATAGTAAACACTGGTTGGAGAGGTAACGGATACTATAAGCAATGGCAAAAACCTATGCCGACTAGTATAGCTATGCCTACAGTAGGTGAGTGGGTAGAAACACAACGAGATATAACTATAGGTACAGGAGATAATACTCACATCATTAAAGAAAAAGAATGGTTGGAGGTAGCCTCAATCGAAGGCTCTACCTGCAGTCTCATCAGTTCAGACATTAGAAATCCTTTAGTATTCTCTGGTATAAACCCAGAAGATATTATGACAATTGATGAACTGTCAGATGATGCCGATGTAAATAGTTGGAACAAGTCTTTCTCTTTCTAACAAAGAGAGATTGACTTTACTACTATAGTATGGTATAATATATATATAAGGAGAACATAATGAGTCATATAGAAAATGATAAAAACAAAGAAGATAGGTACGAAGAACTACTAGAAGAGTCTCACATTAATGCAGTAGTAGCAGACTTTAACGAACTTGTGTTATCACAAGGACCAACCACTATGATTAGTATGCTGTCTAAAGATGCTAAACAAGAATTGCGTATGGCTTTCTTAGCTGAATACAATCATAGATTAATCGAAGTATCAGGAGAATAACTAATGGAAAAAGGTACAAATTGTTACGAACCAGAAGATGATGATGATTGCTGTCATCCTACTGAAGCAGAATGGGCAGAAGAAAACTTACGTAAGTCTGAAGATGGTAATGTAGAAGACAAAGATAGTAATATGTTTAGTGGTTCATAAGGAGAAAGTATAATGAAATGCCAAGCATGTGATAAGAATTTATCAGACCAAGAATCAACAAGAAAGAATGATACTACAGGTGAGTATGTTGATTTGTGTAATGAATGTAATGGAGCAGTCAATGAGATACTTACTATAGTAGAACTAGACAAAGATAGTGAGTAAGTTTATAAGGCACATGTCATGCCCAAAATGTGGTAGTAAAGATAATCTTGGAGATTATACAGACCACCAATTTTGTTTTGGTTGCCAACACTATGTTAAAAAGAATGATTTAAAATCATTACGCTCTCGTATAAATAAAACAGCTAATGTTAATAATCATTATCCTATAAATGTAGTAGAAGATATACCACCACAGGCTTGGAAGTGGCTACTAAAATATAATATTACTTCAAAAGAAGTAGAAAAGTATAAGATTCGTTGGAGTCCTATGGATATGTTAGTACTATGCATGACCAAAACATATTGGCAAGCTAGAAACTTTGGCTTTGGTAATCAAAAGTATAAGAGTAATGGCAACAAGCCATGCCTCTTGTATGGTAAAGGTAAGACTGTTATACTAGTAGAAGACGTACTATCATCTATTAAGATAGCAAGAACAGAAGACTACTCTAGTATACCATTACTAGGTAGTAGTCTTTCAAAAGAAATAGAAGATAAGTTAAGTACATATAAAGCAGTATATGTATGGTTAGATAGAGACAAGGCTAAAAATGCAGTAAGAATTACCAATAGGCTAAGAGAGATAGGAATAACTAGTAAAGTAATTGTAACAGAACTAGACCCTAAAGAGTATAACAAACAGGAGATAAACAAATGGTTGAAGAGTTAATACTTAAATTATTTATAAGTGATAAAAACTACTTGACAAAATACTATAAGTATGTTAGACTAAGTTATATAAAGAATAACTATAGTAATATATATAAGTTATTTATAGTAGTTAATAGTTATTATAATAAGTATAAAGATAGTAATAGTATTAGTAAAGATAATTTATTAATACATTATAATAGTTCTTATTACCTAGAAGATAGTGAAAGAAAACAAGTAGAAGAATTGATAGATAGAATTCTTGCTAAAGAAATAACTAATGTCGATGCTCTTGCTGAACTACTAGAAGAACATAGACGAAGAGCTTTAGCTGGAGACATAGCTAAAGTAGCACTTGATGTAGAAGAAGGTAGTGCCAAAGTAAAAGATTTAATTGGTAAGTTCCAAGAGTTTGAACAGAATGATATACCAGTAGAGAAAGCTAACTCTGTAGACATGTCATTAGATGACCTATACCAATCACAAGTAGGCAAAGCAGGATTAAGATGGAGATTAAATTGGCTTAATCAATCACTAGGCTCATTACGAAAAGGAGACTTTGGATTTATTTTTGCTAGACCAGAGACAGGTAAGACCACCTTCCTTGCTAGTGAGATAACACACATGATAAGTCAAACTGATGGAGATATCATATGGTTTAACAATGAAGAACAAGGCAAAAAAGTAGCAGTAAGATGTTACCAAGCATTGCTAGGTCTTGACAATAAGAAACTATTCGAGAACATAAAAGACAACCATAAAAGTTATAAAGAAATATGTCAAGATAGAATAAAAATATATGACTTTGAAGACTCATCAAGTACTGGTAGAATAGAAGAGATACTTAAAGAAACTAAGCCAGCATTAATTATCTTTGACCAGATAGATAAGGTAAAAGGATTTAAAGCAGACAGACATGACTTGCAACTAAAAGCTTTGTATCAATGGGCAAGAGAATTAGCTAAACAATATGCACCAGTAATAGCTGTCTCTCAAGCTGGAGGTACAGGAGAAGGTAAGGTATGGCTTACAATGGATGATGTAGACAGCAGCAAGACTGCAAAGCAAGGTGAAGCTGACTGGATACTAGGCATAGGTAAAGAATCAGATAACACAAGTAATATGAGATACCTAAACATTAGTAAGAATAAATTGTTAGGAGATAAAGATTCTCTACCTGACCTAAGACATGGTAATACAGGAGTATTACTACAACCAGAGATTGCAAGATATAAGGAGATTAAATGAAGTATTTAACATTAGATGTTGAAACAAATACAAGTAACACAGGCAATCCATTTGATAGGACTAACAAGTTAATGCTTGTAGGATTAGATGGACATAGGACATATGATATAGAATACTCCGTAGACCCTCACCAAGAATTGCTGAACGAAATCCAAATAGCCGTGGATAATGCAGATGTGTTGGTGGGGTTTAATATTAAGTTTGATTTACATTGGCTTAAAAGATATGGTATAAACTTTAGTAAGAAAAGAATTTGGGATTGTCAGTTAGTAGAATTTATACTGCGTAATCAAGCTAACCCTTATCCATCTCTCAATGGTGTAGCAGAGTATTACGAGTTAGGTAGTAAGCTAGATGAAGTTAAAGAAAACTACTGGAAGAATGGTATAGACACTGATGAGATACCATTAGATATATTAATTGATTATCTAAATCAAGATGTAGACTTAACAGAAAAAGTTATGTTACTACAACAAAAAGAAATAGCAAAGCGACCAGAGATAGCACGACTTATCTCTTTACATAATCAAGACTTAATGGTACTACAAGAGATGGAATACAATGGTCTTAACTTTGACTATAATAAATCACTAGTGTTAGGAGATGAACTGAATGAACAAATATCAAAACTCGATGTACGATTACATGGCTATCATAAGTATGATGATTTTAATCCCAATTCTGGCGACCATCTTAATGCTCTTCTTTATGGTGGGCTTATTAAATATAGGGTACAAGTACCTATTGGACACTATAAATCTGGACTTAAAAAAGGAGAAGTAAAAATGCAATGGGAAGAGAAGACCCATGAACTACCTAGAATGTTTACACCATTAGAAGGTAGTGAGATAAAGAAGTTAGGTATGTATAGTACCAATGACTTTACTCTTAAAACTTTAACAGGCAGTGAAGACTCAATGGCTATGTTAAACATCTTACTCACTAGGTCTACACTAGAGAAACGAGCCTCAACATATTACATAGGACTATGTAAACTAATTGATAAGATGAACTGGACTAAAGGTAAGATACATGGACAGCTCAATCAATGTGTAGCAAAAACAGGCAGGCTAAGTAGTAGTAAGCCTAACCTACAAAACTTTGATGGAGAGATTAAGACACTCTTTGTATCACAATATGGAGAACAGTAATGTTATTAAATGCAGATGCTAAAGCTCTTGAATGGGTGTGTGCAGCATACCTATCACAAGATAAGGTAGCTATGAATGAGATACATAATCAAGTAGACCAACATACAGATAACCAAACAAGATTTGGATTACCATCTAGGTTAATCGCTAAGACGTTTGTCTTCAGATTAATCTATGGTGGTAGTGCTTACAGTTATGCATTAGACCATAACTTTAAGGACATAGGTGATGAAAGATTTTGGGATGATGTTATCAAACAATTCTATAAAAAATATACAGGACTAGGTGATTGGCATGAAGAAATCTTTGAAGATGCTAAGATGAACGCTCAACTAACTATGCCAACAGGTAGACAATACAACTTCTTACCTGAGATAAGTGCATATGGTAAACCTAAGTTTCCTAGAACAAGAATACTTAACTACCCTGTACAAGGGTTAGGTGCAGACTTGATGGCTATTGCTAGGGTTAGCCTAAGAAATAGACTTAATGGTACTATAGGTCTTAAACTAATTAATACAGTACATGATTCTATTATGATAGATTATGATGAATCAACTGTATCCAAAGAGAAGCTAGTACCTATAGTAAGAGCTGCCTTTGAAGATGTTCCTAAGAACTTTGAGAAACTATTCGGTAAAGAATTCAACCTACCTATGCGTGTAGATATACAAGTAGGTAAGACATGGGGTAACTTAGAGGAGGAACTATAATGACTTGACTTTGATATAGATGTATGTTATACTAATAATATAGCTGTTAAAAAAAAGCTATATATTAACAACAAAAGGAGAAGTACATGGAAATTAATGTAATAGATGTAGGGAGTGTTAATACTCACTCGGCAAAGAATGGTAGAGAGTATCAATCTTTAGAAATAACATACAAGAATGACCAAGGACAAACACAGTCTAAGAAACTAATGTCATTCGCTGCACCTGCTGTGTTTAAAACAGCACAAGGATGGACTAAAGGTGATGCAGTAAACATAGCAACAGTTAAAGATAACAATGGTTACTGGCAATGGACTAAGATTCTTGGTGAAGGAGAAGAAGCACCAGCTTCTACGACTACTGCAGTAGCAAGCAAAGGAAAATCATTTAGTGGAGGAAGTAACTATCCTACAGTAGATGAACGAGCTCAAACTCAAGCTTATATAATTAAACAATCTTCATTAGGTAATGCAGTTAATACATTAGCTATTGATGGTAAGTCTGTTACTGCTAATGATGTTATTAGTTTAGCTAAAATGTACGAAGGTTATGTACTTGGTACTAATCAAGCTGAAGTAACAGATGAACTAACTGATGTATTAATTTAGGAGACAAAGATGAAAAAGAAATCAAAAGATACAATGGTAACACTCTTCGGAGTGTTCCTTGTACTAGGTTTACTAGGTGTTATGACTAAAGATGAAGCTAAGATTGGCAAAGTAATTAATAGCCAACCTGTTACTTGGCAATGGAGTGAAGACATATCTTTACCTACCATTGAACCAACTAATGAAACTTACTTACCAGCTCTAGAAGCTTTACCAGAACTAACAGGTACAATTTCTTTAGCAGTGATTCACTTACCAGCATTGGAAAACTAAATGATTGCTCTTATAGATATGGATTTAGTTGTATTCAGAAGTGCGATTAGTGCAGAGAATGATAAACTATCTATAGCTATATATAGAGCCCATACTTTACTAGACAATCTTATTGAGAAAACAGAGGCTACAGAATATCGTGCCTTCTTATCTCATCCTAGTAATTTTAGAAAAGATATCCTACCTACATACAAAGCTAACAGGACTGCTCCTAAACCAAAACATTTGGCTAAACTAAGAGAGTATGCAGTGGAGAACATGGGTGCAGAGATATCAAGAGAAGGGTTGGAAGCTGATGATGAGCTTGCAATACACCAAACAGACGAGACTATCATAGTCACTCTGGATAAAGACTTATTGCAAGTTGCAGGTCAGCACTTCTCATGGGAAATCAAAGGTAAGAAATGGAAAAGACCAGACAAATTCTTTTTCCAAACAGAGTTAGAGGGGTTAAGACTCTTCTATGAACAATGCATTAAAGGTGATAACGCTGATAATGTCATAGGTATTAAAGGACTGGGTGATAAGAAGGCTAAGCAAATGTTAGCTAACTGTCAAACAGAACTAGAAATGTTCAAAATAGTACAACCTTTATATGCTGATGATGAAAAGTTTATTCAGAACGCTACATGCTTACACATGAAGAGAACACTTGAAGACAACTGGAGGGATAAATTTGAACAACTTCAAAAGCAAGCTGGAAGTGAAAGCTTGGAAGATACTCAAGAAGAATTTTCCATCAGTTAAGTATGAGCCTGATGTTATAGATTATATACAACCTGAGAAATCTAGGAGATACAATCCTGATTTCAAGGTAGGTAAAAATATATACATCGAAGCTAAAGGTAAGTTAGACTTAGCTACTAGGCAAAAGATGGTATGGTTTAAACAATGTAATCCAAATGTAACAATCATATTTCTTTTTATGAATCCAGATAATAGGATAACAAAAAGAAGTAAGACTACTTACTGGGTATGGGCAGAGAAAGAAGGTTTTCTTTGGTTAGACTTTAGAAAGGATTGGATAACACACTATAAGGAAATGAGATGCAAATTAAAAACTTAGTAGAACATGAAGATGGAAGTATGGACTTTGATTTTAAAGTTGATAAGAATGAAAATGAATTCTTATTAAACTTTGCTATCAAACAATTAATAAGAGAAGGTATTATTAAAACTTCTGATGAAGAAATGAATCTAGAAGGCATTGATGATATCTCTCAGGAGATACACTAATGAAGAAGCATTTAGTAATTGGAGATACACAAGTAAAGCCAGGCATTAGTCTGGCTTATTTGTCTTGGATAGGCAAATACATAGTAGATAAAAGACCTGAAGTTATAGTTATGATAGGAGACTTTGCAGACATGCCAAGTCTATCTAGTTATGATGTAGGTAAGAAATCATTTGAAGGTAGAACATATAAAGCAGACATACGAGCAGTACTTAAAGGTATGGATGCATTACTAGCACCAATGAAAGCTCTTAACAAAAGGTTATTAAAGTCTAAAAAGAAACAATACAAACCTAAGATGGTACTCACTATGGGTAACCATGAAGAAAGAATTAATACAGCTATCGAGTATGATAGAAAGTTAGATGGTCTTATATCTTTTGATGACTTACAATATAAAGAATCAGGATGGGATGTAATACCATTCCTTGAGGTTAAAGAGATAGATGGTGTTGCTTACAGTCATTACTTTGCTAGTGGTGTTATGGGTAGACCAGTTACATCAGCACAAGCATTACTAACTAAGAAACATATGAGTTGTGTTGCAGGACATCAGCAAGGACATTCAATTGCTTATGGACAAAATGCTACAGGTAAACAGATGACTGCTATCATTAGTGGTAGTTGTTATTTACATGAAGAGAACTACTTATCACATCAAACCAATCAACATTGGAGAGGTTTATACATGTTACATAATGTAGACAATGGTTCATTCGATGAGTGTGCTATACCCTTACATTATCTTAAAAGAAAGTACAATTAGGTATTGACTTTTAGTCTTAAATATGCTATACTATTAATATAGGAGAGAGAAATGAGTAAACAGATAGGTGGAAACCACTATCAAAAGTATGAGATAGAACCAATAGAGTTTATAACTAGAAATAATATTCCTTTTATTGAAGGTAATGTTATTAAGTACCTTGTAAGATGGAGAGACAAAGGTGGTATACAAGATATAGATAAGTGTATACATTATTTAGAAATGTTAAAGGATTTAAAAAACGCAGAATGATAGGTGAATTTGTATTAGTAGTTAGTCTTTTAGGAGACTATACAGACAATGAATATGTTGGAAACTTTGCTAACTGTATTGAAGCTCAAGAATACTATGAGTTAAATTGTGTAGACTACAAAGCAATGGCATGTCTACTTGAAAAGTATATGATGTTACCTGACAATCACTTATCACTAAGTCCATTTGACTTTAAAATCAATGCTCCTCAAAGCTGTGGCTTTGTTGGAGTCGATACAACACAATTCACCAAGTAATACCACTATAAAGGTCGGTCATAATGCGAGATTTTGAACAATTATTAGAAGCACTTAAACAGGTAGATGAAATTACCTTACTAGAATTATTAGATGTTACATCAGAAGACTTGTTAGATAAGTTTAAAGATAAAATAGCAGAAGATATTTATAGATTTAATTTGTATGTAGAAGAAACATTAGAGGAACAAGATAATTATGAGTAAAGAAGGCTTACCAACGGTATACCAAGATGTGATAGGATTATCACGATATGCAAGACACTTACCTAAAGAAAATAGACGAGAAACATGGAATGAAACAGTAGATAGACTTATAAAATACATAACTCCTAAAGCTCCAGACATAGACTTAAAAGAAATACATAAAGCTATACTTAATCTTGAAGTAATGCCATCAATGAGACTCTTAATGTCTGCTGGTGAAGCTTGTGAGAGAGATAATATATCTGCATTTAACTGTGCCTATGTAGCAATAAATAATAAAAGAGCTTTCTCGGAATCATTATACATTCTTATGAATGGTACAGGTGTTGGTTTCTCATGTGAAAGACAAGAGATTGCTAAGTTACCAGCTATACCTGATACACTAGATAAAGTAGACGATGTTATTGTAGTAGAAGATAGTAAACTAGGATGGGCTAAAGCCTTTAAGAAACTATTGTCTAGTTTATGGGAAGGTGATATACCCCAATTTGACTACTCTAGAGTTAGACCAGCAGGTGCTAGACTTAAAACCTTTGGAGGTCGTGCTAGTGGTCCAGAACCTCTTAAAAGATTGTTTGATTTTACTACAGTTATCTTTAAAGAAGCTACTGGTCGTAAATTAAACTCTATAGAAGTACATGATATTATGTGTATGGTAGGAGAAATAGTTGTAGTAGGTGGTGTAAGACGTTCTGCGTTAATATCACTATCTAATTTAACTGATAAACGAATGAGAGAAGCTAAAACAGGAGCATGGTATGACCAAAATCCACATAGAGGTCTTGCAAACAACAGCGTTGCTTACACCGAGCACCCCGATAGTGAAACTTTCATGGAAGAGTGGCTATCTTTGGTTAAATCCAAGTCAGGTGAACGAGGAATATTTAATCGTGTTGCTGCTCAAAATCAAGCAAACAAGTGGGGAAGACGAGACCCAACTCTTAGCTATGGGACAAATCCCTGCTCAGAAATTATTCTCCGTGATAAACAATTCTGTAATCTTACGGAAGTGGTTGTTAGAGAAAAAGATACCGAAGCTACCCTCCTTAATAAAGTCAGACTCGCTACAATACTTGGTACAATTCAATCAACATTAACTAACTTTAAATTCTTATCCTCTGAATGGGAACATAATACAGAAGAAGAAAGGTTACTTGGTGTTTCATTAACAGGTATTATGGATTGTAAAGTTACATCTAATCCAGACCCTAAACTATTAGAGAGGTTAAGAGATGAAGCAAGAAAAACAAATACGGAGTATTCAAGAATACTTGGAATACAGTCCTCAGCCAGTATCACTTGTGTTAAGCCTTCTGGTACTGTGTCTCAATTGGTCAATTCTGCTAGTGGTATTCATGCACGTCATAATGACTACTACATAAGAACTATCCGTATGGATAAGAAAGACCCTATATATACATTCTTAAAAGAACAAGGTGTAGAAGTAGAAGATGAACAATTTAGACCTGACTCTACTGCTGTATTTAGTTTCCCTATGAAAGCTCCTAAAGGAGCAATCTTACGAAATGATAAAACAGCTTTAGAACAACTAGAGCTTTGGTTAATATACCAAAGACATTGGTGTGAGCATAAACCTTCCGTTACTATATCTGTTAAAGATAATGAATGGGTAGAAGTTGGTGCTTGGACTTGGAAACATTTTGATGAGATATCTGGTGTATCTTACTTACCTCATACAGACCATACTTATGTACAAGCTCCTTATCAGGACTGTACTAAAGAAGAATATGAAGAGTTATTAGCTAAAACTCCTAGTACTATTGATTGGAGTAAGTTTGTAGAAGAAGAAGATAATACAGAAGGTGCTCAAACATTAGCATGTACAGCAGGAGGTTGCGAGATATGAAATTAATTATAAGGAGTGTATTTTATGACCTGTAGCGTAACAACAATTTGTGGAGTTCAAGTAGGTTTTGAGTTTACAGATGGTTTTATAAATGATAAACACATAGGTTATTTATTAATAGACCTAGCAATCATACGAATACAATTTGCATGGTACATAAATAAAGGAGAATAAAATGGCTAATAAAGATAAACGTCATAAAGAATCAAAAAAACCTAAAAAACCTAAATATTAAGCTACATAAACGCTCGTAGTAAGCTTTAAATGAGGTAGGGGTACTCTTACCCTACCCTATTTATAAAGCTGAATTCAAAGCATCTAACTTCCTAGCTTTTTCTTTATTTTCTCTTGTTACTCTTTCTCTTCTTAAATTTTCTATTTGTTTTACTATTTGTTTATGTGATTTAACTTTTACATCAAACTGTCTATATAGTATTTTCTCTATATCAAAATTACCTTGGTCATCTTGAGCGTTTGCAATTTGAGAAAACAAAGGTATTCCACTAGCTAATTTGGAAGTTATATCAGAACCTATTTGCCCTATAGGGTCAGAAGTATCATATATAGCTCTTCCATTATAGAATGTAGTATTTAAAGCAAGTTCTAATGCCATATTTACAGTTGGATTAATAGTCATAAGATTACTAAACAAAGCATAATTATTTTTTTCACCAGAAGTTACTCCTCTTATAGTATCTATAAGATGTAATATACCACCTCGTCTAATATGAGCTTCTGAAGAACCTCCAAGAGATTCTGTCATTAACTCATCTATTAGTGCATATATAGTTGTCATAGCTACACCAAGAGCTAGAGCAGAGCTTACACCTTCTTGAAACTGCATTTTAGTACTTCTTCCAAAAGCAGCACCTTCTGCATCAAAGAAATCTGCAACAGATTCTCCTACCTTGCCACCATGATTTCTTAAAGGAGCATCTAAAATAGATGCCATATCTCTAATTGTATTTAATCCTGATGATACCATACCATGTTTATATCTAGCAAAAATAGCTATCCTAGGGTCTTGTAGTATTCTTCTAGAAAGAAATCTAGAAGCTTTAGCTCCAAGTACTTTTTCTCCTACACGAGTAGGCATACGATAAGTAGGCATATGTGCTTCTACTAATCTTATAGCTTGTTTCATAGAAATGTTATGTTTTTTCATTTTCATTTTAATTAAAGCCAAAAACATAATATCTCTTGTCATCCACATACCTTTTCTAGAAGCATTTTGTGCTACACTATTATATAAACCTGTAGTTTTTAAACCTATAGTCTTAGCTATTTGTTTTAATAATACAGAGTCTTTTCCTAACATAGCATCTTGTGCATTTGCTAAACGATTCTGCATAAATTTATCAGTAACTACTGTAGTAGACATTAAAGAACCACCTTCTCTTCGAGCTTGTATATAATCTGGAGAATTAGTAATTACATCATTAGTTGCTTCTTTCATAAATCCTTGTAGTTCTTTAGCACCTGTAAGCCCAAAAGCTTTTATACCAGAAGTACCAAATAAATGAACTACTTCATTATGTATATGAGGTAAAGGATTTAATAACATATTTCTTACCATAGCATTAGATATATCTGTTATAAGATTAGGTTCAATTCTTTTAAATAAGTCTTCAAGAATTTCTTTAGGTCTAGCAGCCATTCTTAAATCAACAAACTCAGGAAAACCTGCAAGTTCCATATCTACTTCAAGTCTTTCATGATTAACTAGCTCTTCAATATATTCACCATTTTCATTTTTAGGACCTTTTTTATCAATTTGGTCTAAATGATTTTTTCTAATCTCAGCTTCAGTACTAGTTCTTTTACCTAAATTATTAGCTTTGTTTTTCATATAAGGAGACTCTAACATAGAATCTGCTATTATATTATCTCTCATTACTTGATTATTTTGAACCCATTTTAAAGCTTCAACAAGAACAGGATTATCTACAATTGTTTCCGGTCTTACTTGTGCTACTTCTTCTCTTGTAGGATACTTTACTTCTACATGAGATTGTAATGATTCGTATCCTTTATAATTTTTTTCAATTGATTTAAGTATTGGTAATGACCCATAAGGCGTTTTACCTATTTGTGAATTTATTAATTTAGTTAGTTCAGGATTTATTAAAGAATTTAATTTACCAGTATCTTTATTTTTTATAAATTCTGTAACAAGAAGTCGTGAAGGTCCATGGAATAAATTACTATTACTTCCTTGTTTAGTAATAGTACCTAAAACTCTTGTTGCATTACTATCTACTACATCTATAACTCTTGACATTGTTTTTTCAAAAATTTCTGCTCTTGTTTTTGTACTCTTAGGAACTGGAGTTTTATACCATTCAAGAAGTTCTATTCTATTTTTAGCAATGTTTTTTTCTTCTATAATATCTTTTAATTCTCGTTTAGCTTTCACTGATATCTTTGTTTTTGGTATTGCATTTATATTAACATCTGCATAATTAGTATTCCATTCTTTTTCAATTTCTGCTATCTTTACTAATCGTCTATTATAACCTTCAATAGCTGTATCTATAGTAGTATCTTGAAAATAATGACGAGCTCTAGCAGACTTCTGAAAATTTATTCTAGTTCCAACACCATATTTAAATATACCTAATATTTGAAGGTCATTAACAAGGTTTGTTAATTCAGTATGCCAGTTCTTATCTACTTGAAAGTCTGGATTTCTTCTAATACTACCATCTGCATTTCTCATAGGACGATTAAAATCTAATTTTCTTCCTGGTTTTACACTTCCATCAGGCATTACAACATCTGGATTAAAAGGACCTGCAGGCTTTTTATAATACATCTTAGCATCTTCTTTTCTATTTTTAGCATCTCTAAGAAGTTTACCTCTTTCGGTCTTAAAAGTATTAACAAATTCTTTTATAATAGGAGACATAGTTTTTTCAAAAGCAAAATATACTTGTGCTTGAGCTGCTGCTCTTACAAATTCTCTAGGTCCTCCAGCACCATAAATAGCATCTCTAGCTCCTCTAGAACCTGTAACATTTTCTTTTAGAATTTCCTTTAAAGTTTTAGGATTATATACAGACATACGAGATGTATAACCATCTAATTTAGATGATATTCCAAATATAGATTTTTCAGCAGTAGGTCTACCTGATTGTTCATTACTTAAAGCAGACTTTCTATTAGATTCCATCATTGGTTCAAGAATATTAGTCCAAATTTCTTGTGCTGCAGGACTCTTTAATTCATTTTTAGGATTATATTGTTTTTGTTGAAGTTCCATAAGTACTTCTGGTACTTTAGCTTTACTTGCTTTATCAATAATAATAGCTTCTGCTGCTTCAACAGCTTGCATAGCTACTACATTATCAGTAACTTTATTATCTTTAGCTAAAAGTCGCATAGCTAATTCAAAAGATTCTTGACTATTTACTTCTTTTAATTCTTTTTGTAATTTTTCTAAATTTATTTGTGTGTCTTTAACAGTTTGATTAACTACTGTTGTATCAGTATTCATTTTACCAGTATTAGATTTAGTTATAGGGTGGTAGTTACTTAAATCTATATTCTTTTGTACCATTTCTGCTAAAACAGTATTTCCTTTTTTCTTTTCTTTTGCTAAATCTCTTAAATCTCGTCTTTGGTCTGATAAAAATGTAAGTCTCTTCATCATACTTGTACTACCTGTATAGTCAGCTACAGCTTTAGTAGCTCTAGTAACTTTAGGAAAAGCATATAGTGTTCCTAATTCTAAAAGACTCATAGCAATTTCTTTAGGTACTCCTGCTTTTTCAGCAGATTTAGAAAGACTTTCCATTCCTTCAGATATTTTTCCCATAGTTATACCTACAGCAGTCTCTTCACTCATATCTTTTTTAAAATCATCAAAAGAATATGTACTACCTGTTAATCTATTAAATTCTGACCAAGAATGTTCTACTTCTTTTCCTATATACTTATCAGGATGGGCATAACTAGCTGCAGTAGTAGCATCAGTAAGAGCTCTTTTAGAGGCTTCTTTAAGAGTCATACCATCTAATTGGCTTTTATAAAAAGCTTGATTATTTATCATAGCTTCAGTAATACCTTTACCTTGGCTTTGTCTATCTTCTATTATTTGTGTTTGTTTTGTATATCTATCTTGAGCTAAAGCTTTGAATTGGTCAGACTGACCTCTTTGATATATTCCTGCTGTACCTCCTAATTGAAAAGAAGGCTTTAAAATAAACTCAGGTAAACCAATTACCATACTAGCAAGAGCTCCTGCTTCTAATACTGGTTGTGCAATTACTCTACCTACATCAGATGCTATAGTAGAATCAGGAGAATCCATTTCTAGTATTTCTGCTTCAGTTAAACCTTTACCTGTATCTGATTTAGAAGTACCATCTACTCTAGTCATATCATCTTTAGAAGATGCTATAATTTCAGCTTCAGTTAGACCTTTTAGCATAGGTTCAGCTAATATTTGTGCTTCTGTTAAAGCCATTATTTTACAAGCTCGTATTCAGCTTCTTCTTTAGAACCTATATTAACTTGTTTCCATTTTTGTCCTTTAATCATTTTTTCACCTGGTTCTAAAGCATTAACCGTTGCCTCTATTTCTTTCATACCTTGACTAAAGCTTGTATTTTGATTAGCTATTTTTTCTTTATTTGCTATTACTAACTGAATTAAATCATTAAAATTAGATTCACCTTTTCCTACAAATTTATCATCATCAAATGGATTAAACATCGTACCTGCGTCTTTTTCTACAACTGGAGATTTAAATTGTTCAATAACATCACGAATGGCATCTTCATAATTTCTGTATAAAGGCATGTTATTTTTATCAACAGCAGAAATTAATTTTTTAGTAGCTGTTTGTAATTTACGAGCTAACCCAGGGTTTCCTGAAAAACTTTCTCCACCAGTATTATTCTTATCTAAACTATCTAATATGTTTACAAACATATCTGGATTATTTTCCAAATCTTTTTGAAAATCATTTTTTAAATTCTTTGTCATTGAGTTTGCTTCTTTATAATCTTTTTGTTTTAGCTCAAGTATTGATTTCTGTTGGTCAAAATACTTATCTTGCCTTTCTAAACGAAGTTTATTTAAAACTGCTTTTTCTGCCTCAATATCTTTTTCTAATGCATAAGCTTCTCTCATAAATCCTTTTTCTTTCATACCTGCAAGAATAGATTCCTTTTTTTCTAAAAAAGTTTTACCTGTAGCATTAGCAAAAATACTTTCAATACTCTTACTTTTAGTTAATTGTGGGTCATTTACTCCACCAAAAATACTTTTACTAGCATCATCTATACTACTTAATAAAGTATGATGTCCTGCTACTGAAGTTGCCCAAGGATTACTTCCACTACTTAGTACTCCTAATTTATAAGACTCGTCACTTAAAGCTTTTTCTTTATTTAGTTTAAGTGTTTCTGAATCAATTCCAAATATACTTTCTACTGTTGATGCCATTTTATTAACCTCCTAAAGATGATGGATAAGGAGCACTTGCAAAGCTAGAATAATTAGCAGGACCTCCACTAGGACTAAACCCTCCACCTATAATGTTTCCAGAATATCCAGGAGTGCGTCCTCCTCCACTAAATATACTACCTATACCCTTTACTCCTTGATTAAGCAAATCAGTAAACATACCTGTTTGAGAACCTCTAGCTTGATTTTGATACATATTACCATATCTGTCTAAGCCTGCACCATAGCCTTGTCCAGGAACAGCATTAGTACCTATCTGTAATCCTTGATTAAATGCTCCTTGACCTACTTGTTCTACACCTGTACCATATCCAAATAATGTATTAATATTTGAATAAGGAGTCATGCCCATATTCATACCTAGACCTTGATAAGCTAATCCTTGTTTCAAGTCATTATCTCGTCTTGCTTGAGCTTGTTGATAAGAATCCATAGCTAGTTCTCTATTCTGTCTATTTATAGATGTAAGATATTCCATCCTTTCTGGATTAACATAACCACCACCTTCTGATGCTGCTGTTGCTTGACCCATACGACCACTAGCAAATAAATTCTGTGCTAATTGTTGTTGTTGAGTAGCTCTATTTGGAGCCATAATACTTTGCATATCAGCATAATATTTATTAGCCTCTGGCATAATATCTCTTTGAGATGCCTCAGTAAATCTACCCATACCATAATCTTGTATACTTTGAGCATCTGTTAAATCTTGTTCATCTATTCCTTGTAAAGCCTTTCCAAAATACATATCCCTAATCTGTTGCAATTCAGGAGAAAGTTCATAACTTGCTGTCTTATTTTCTTTATCAAAGTTAGCAGTACCAAAGTAATTACCTGAAACTTCCCAAGGAGAGTACTCTGATGCTGCCCTAGAAGCGGCATAGTCAGCTCCAGAAGACTTGGAATCTCCTCCTATTTTATCAGAAATTACTTTAGATGCTACTGCTCCACCAATCTGAGCTGCTACTGTACCCATTATATTACTCCTTTTTCAAAAATATATCCTACAAATTTATAATTATACTTCTTCAGAAATGCTTTACAACTTTTTCTTGTTGTTGCACCTAATATTGTTTTACAATCTAATTGTTTTGCTAATTCATTCATATACTCATCCCAATATTTACCATCTCCGTAAACATTAATACATACAAATTTATCACCTTCTATCTTCCAACTCATGAACCCATGTTCATTTTCTATTAGATTATCCTCAATAATATAATCACTTCGAGACTTTTCAAGAAATCTCTGTCTATCTTTACTATTGATAAATAATCCAATTTACTCTAACATCATCTGTAGATAAAGCTCCTAGTCTTTCTTCTAAATGTATATCAAATGTACCTGTAGCTTGAGCACCTACAGAAGTAATCATATTACCTCTAGAAGCAGCATTAGTTGTATCATCTCCCATAGCTACTACTACATAATTAGTATCTGGCATTGCAGTACTTAAAGTTACTCTAAATATACCTGCAGCTATTTTAGCTACACTACCAAAGTTCTTACTTCCTGTACCTACTGAAAGACTAGAAGCATTAAACCAACCAAAGCCTCTAGCTCCATAGTAAGGTAGTGAACCTGTTGTAGTTGTAATTCCTGTAGCACTTGCTGCAGATGTCCAAGCACTTCCATTTGATTGTAATACATTACCTGATGTTCCTGGAGCAACTCCTGTTACTGCTGAAGTACCCTCACCTATAAGAACATTCTTAGAAGGTAGTGTACTAACACCAGTACCACCATCTGCTGGTAATAAATCTGTAATCCCTACAACAGCTCCTCCTGATATACTAACAGCATTAGAATTCTGTGTTGCCATTGTACCTAAAGTACCTACCTTAGTATTTACAAAAGCTGTAGTTGCTACTTGTGTAGTATTTGTTCCTGCTGTTGCTGTAGGTGCTGTAGGCGTTCCTGTAAGAGCTGCATTTAATTTATTAGCTTTTGAAGCAATAGCAGTAACTAAGTTATTAAACTCAGTATCAAATTCAGAGCCTCTTATAATCTTCGCTGTATCTGAAGAAGGTAAAGAATCCTTTGCTAAAAAGTTCGTTGTCTTTGTATAGTTACTCATTATGAAGTTTTCCCTGTTTTTAAAAATAAATCTATTTTCTGAATACTTAATGCTTCATCATCTATTGTTGCATCTAGACCAAAAGCAAATGTTTCTCCTTGCCCACCTAGTGGTATTTTAATATTATGTATTCCTATTCCTGGAGAAGAAAACTCACTTACAGCATATAATGAACCTGTTGTATTATACTTTGCATATACACCTGTACCTAAGTCTCTTGAGATTGTAACAGTTCTAGGATTTAATGTATAATCATATCCATACTTAAATACAAAGTCCTGTTCTCCTGCTCCATCTACTATTAAAGTTGCTCTCTTTAAAAACTTTTTAACTATACTACCTTGAGAGCCTATATCAGAATATGTAGACTTATAAGTAATATCATATGTACTTGTATTATCTAAGTATCCTGTATAATTACCTATACCATTAGGTATTCCAAAATAAAAATCTCTACTAGCTGTCTCTAAAAATGCTTTATATACAGTACCATCAGTAGTAGACCATGTAGTAGTTCTAGCTGCTCCATTTTCTAAAGCAGACCTTAAATCAAAGATAACCATAATATTATTAGCTGGAAATATTATTATATAAAAAGCATTTGATTCTGAATACCCAGCTTTTATTACATTAGGTTCTGGTTCTGTTGCTGTATAAGCTGTTATATCATCTCTAATATTTAAAGACAATTCTCTCATTGGCATAGACTTCTCTTGTATTGTTCTCATTAAACTTCTGATACCTGACTTCGATAAGAAGATTAAATCTTGACCAGTGGACGCTATAGAGTCTCTAGATACACATCCTACTCCGTTTACTACATCTGATAAAGACATAGTAGCTGGATTTTGAGGATTCTGATAAACTATAATATTATCTTTACAAAATATAATTAAAAAACCATTGTGTGCAGATAATCCTACTATCTCATCATTGTTACCTACTACTGAACTTATATCTAATACACCTGAAGAACCTGCAGTAAAATCAGTAGGGTCAAGTAAATCACTATAAAATATAGTATGTTTATTAGCAGTAATACCTGCTGTCCATACTCTACCATAAGCAGCTAAACAACAGTCTGGGTCAAAGGTTGTAACACCACTTGGTTTAGTTCCATATGTTCCTATCTCTTGCCATATATAAGTACCACTAGCACTATCACTTGTACGTCTCCATACTAAAGCTATATTACCTCTTTGTGTAGCTATACCATAATTTAATGCTGTTATGCCAGAACCTTTAGCTAAAGATTGAAACTGCCATCTATTTCCTGTAAAAGTTCTACTAACTGCTGATGTTTGGTCTGCAGCTTTTATTGTATGTGGTACTAATGTTGATGTGCCTGTAAATAACTTTCCATCTCCTGCAGAAAGTATATACTTAGTTGTGTCAGGGTCTATGTGTTCCCATAGAGCTTCTATATATTTAGTTGAAGATAAAGTACCTTGGTTAGTAGTAAGCATATCATATCCTTTTCTACTAGCAAGTCTACCTCCTTTATCTATAACACAATTATTTGCTTTACTAGCATAACCTTGGTCAATGCCAACTCTAGCATCTTGAGTATTTAAACCTAAAAATCCAGGAGCTAATAAGCTAACTGATGCTAAAGGTCCTGCCATTATACAGCACTCCAAACAGTTTCTAAAGGTCGTCTACCAGCTTCTATTGCTATAAAATCTGACAGCATTGATTTATATCTAAACTCTTGGTCCTGCATGCCTCCATCTTCCCCTCTCTCACTAATAGCTCTTGCTATTGTACCTTCTATAACAGGCTCATGAGGTATTGTTATAACATCAGCAGCAAGTACTAAATCTACTTGTGGTTGTACTATATTAAATCTTAATGTATAATCTTTATCTGGTATTGGATATACATCTACTTGAGCATCTCCATTAGAATCTACTCCATTAAAAGCATAGTATGCTGGTGCTCCTGTAGCAGTTTCATCTACAAAGGCAAAGTTTTTATCCATCCATTCTGTAGGTCTGGAATACATCCATCCTTTCTGTGTAGCATTGTATACATCTAATACTCTGAACCTAGTACCACAACCTACTAATACCCAGTTAAACAATCCTTCTACTGCACTAACAGTAACAGTGTTTCTTAATGCAGACCAATTCCAAGAGTTTTCTACTTCTTGTTTAGTTACATTAACTAGATTTGCAATTAATTTAGAATAGTCGTTTTCATCAAGAGTCGTGACTTCTTCTTCTCTTAATCTAACTAATACTTTATTTACTATTTCTAGATAAGTCATTTCTACAAACCCCTTTTAAATTATATTGTCCTTCATTTGCTAAAGCACCACACCACCACTTACCTAAACTATTAAAGAAAGCATCTTTTTTACATACATTGCATATTGCTTTAGTTGTATCTACCATTTTACTTTATTAGCCCAGTATGCTGCACTGGTCTTTCCTTTAGCTATATTTTTTCCATGTCTTGCTTTAAATGATTTTCGTTTAGCTTTCATTCTAGCTGACTCACCTGCTTTAGGTTTACCTGCAGTAGAAGCTCCCTTTTCACCAAACCTAATCATTCTATCTCTACCATTATCTTTAATAAGAACTACATGAGACTTCTTACCTTTAGAAGACCTTTTAGGTTTATTATATCCTGCAAATGTTTCACCTCTATATTCTACACTCATCTATAACTCCTAGTTTTTTTAGCTATCTTCTTTGGTTGTTTTACGTGTTGCTTACCTTTTTTATTTCCTTTTCGTTTTGCTGCATTAGTAGCTTTTTTTTCTTTCTCAGTTAAAGCATTCCAAGCTGCATCAGGAAGATATCTTTTTTTACCTTTACTCTTTTTACCATCAGAAGTTCTCCACTTTTGTTTTGTCCATTTAGACAAACTCTTTTGTGATTTAGCTTTAGCCACGATAGCCTCCACCTTTTGCTTTATATTGCTTAGCTAACATCTGAGCTTTACGAGCTGACCATTGTCCAGGTTTACCTCCTTTACCACCAGCTTTAATCTTATTAAAAAGATTTTTACGCATTGTAGGCTTAGTGTAATTACCTGCTTTATTTACTGTACTCACTAATAGCCCATGCTCATACTTTTTTTAGCTACTTTTTTAACTTTAGATTTACTTTTAGGTTTAGTATGACTGTACCCTCTTTCTTTTAACTCACGATGTTTTTTCATAGTAGTTACATTTACTCCTTTACCTGCTTTACTATACATCATATGTGGTAATTTCATGTAGTTCTCCTTTTTTTATTTTTTTTCTTATTAGCTTCTTTTTTTAAATTAGCTTTAGCTGACGCTATCTTTAAGTTACTTTTTCTATTATCCATTGCATTATCATTCTTGTGTGCTGCGTGGCGTTTATCACCTTTTTTAAGTTTAAGCTTAGTTCGTGCAGCATTACGAGAAGCCCGTTGTTTAACTCTTTTCTTTTTCTTTTTCTTTTCCCACTCAAGTTCTTTTTTATAATCTCTTTTTCCATTTGTCATAAAAGGCATTATATATTACTCCCTACAAAAACAGATGCTAATAATAATACAAAAGGTGTTACTGGCATTATTGTTATAAATACTAAAGCACCTATTATTTTTGTTTTCATGATTTAGCTAACTGACCACCAAAATAAAATTCTATTATGATAGTAGCCCATTGAAATATTTCATCAAACTTATATAATCCTACTACTTCTTGGAATCTAGTTCCTCCACCAAATTCTATTAACCCTAGTAAACTAAATCCTTGATACTCAACTGGTATAACTGTTTCTATTCCTAATAATCCTGCTAATGGATATATAGCTACTAAAGAAAGAATAACTACTATAAGAAATCTTCTATTCCATTGAGCTCCTCTATTCTCTTTACTAGCAAACTCTCTTGCACTACTTATAGATTTAGACTTAGCAACAAACGCATTAAGAAGTATCTTCTGTTCATCATGCGACTGCTTAGATTTAATAGCAGATAACTTAGCAAAAAAGCCAAGAGATATAGGTATTAAATGAGTTAATAAATTTATCAAGGTAATTTAAATCCTGTCATAGTATAAACAGCTACTACAAAAGCAAGAGCAAACATTCCTCTAACAGACCATTTACCTACTTCTACCCACTTAGTATCAAGCCAATCTTGTAAGGCTTCTTTTACTAATTGTCTATCTGCTAATCTTGTTCTATCTGCTCTTTTCATATTTATCCTTGTATGGCTGCGTTTACTTCCGTCATGTCTTCATCTGTCCAATAGTCTTTAGCAACCATAATTTCAAGATGTCTTACATTTTGATGTATCACATGGTTTACTTGTTCTGCTTCCATGTCATTTGGATGGTTTCCAGCTCTAAAATTATTAATTAATTCTACTGAATGACCCATAGATTCATAGTGCTTTGCTATTTTTTCTTCTTCTGTTAATACTGGTGGGG